ATAGCTAATCCACCAGAAGCTGGGGCATTCATAAAGCCACCTTTATTTGCTTGTGGAAGTTCAGCTAATTGGGCTCTAATAGCAGCAGCTTCAGCTTCAAAATCTTCTCTAGTATCATTAGTAACAGGATTATCAAATTGCTCAGCCGCTGGCAATGCATTTGCCGCAGCAGCTTCCATTGCTGCTAATTGATCTATCAACTCTGCTCTTTGATCTTCAATAGAATCAGGCTTCATCCATTCGGGTAACATAGAAGTAAGTGAAGCTTTGATCTCTGCAAATGATGGCAAGAAATCAAATAGATCGGTAAAGAATGATTTTACTTTTTCAATAGTAGAATCAAACAGTTGTTGGATTACACCCTTATCTTCTTCACCAGAAGACCAACTAAACATTCCAGTGAACCATTCTTTAGTTGCGGTCCATTTACCTTTTACGAAATCAGTAAGGTTAGTCCATCCTTCAGATAATCCTTCAGATGCCCAAGAGAAAAGACCTGTAAACCACTCTTTTACAGCAGTAAATTTAGAAGATGCAAAGTCTTTTAAGTTAGTCCAACCCTCAGTTGCAAGTTCTGCTCCAAATGTAAGTTTTTCTAAGAACCAATTTTTTACATCTACAAATGCATTTGGAATAAATGTTGATAGCGACCAAGATCCATCTTCACCAGTACCAGCTTCAGATCCCCATGTGAATAGACCTACAATCCAATCTTTTGCGGAAGTAAAAGCATCTTTTACTAGTGTTGAAAGTTTAAATGGTTCTTCTGGATTTCCCCAGCCAAATAGACCTTGGATCCAAGCAATTGCTTTATCGATTGGAGAATAGATTATATCAATTAATCCACCTTCACCAACTAAGCCATTCCATGCTTGTTGTAATGCCGCGACTGGATCTGTGAATAAAGTTTTGACCCAATCAATAGCTCCTTCAACTACATCAAAAATCGCTGTAAATATTTTATCGATTTGTTCTGAGAATGAGAACGCTTCTAGTGTAGCTTTAGCATCTTCAAATCCAAGTTTGCCTAATACAAATGCTACACCGTCTTTTATAAGATCCAACGGCCAAGCAATTAATGTGTCAAATGCAGATTTTAATCCTTCTTCTATTCCACCAAGTACTCCGCCTTCTTCATAACCCTCTACAAATCCAGTTACAAAAGAAATTAAACCAGTAATAATTGTAAATGGTAAGAATAATTTACCAAGAACTTTTGTAAGACCGCTAAATGCTTTTACCATACTTCCAATTGTACGAATAATTGTTCCACCAAATAGAACAGCAAATGTTCCTACAATTGCTCCAACAACACCAATATTTTCTTTTAGTAATTCGAATCCTCCAGTAAAATCTCCTTCAAAGAACATTTTAATTGAGTCAACAATAGCAAATACACCATCAATTGCAGCTCTAACACCAGCAAATAGTGTTTCAGGATCCATGAACAATAATGCTGCAGCGCCAAGACCAGCTATTAGACCACCAGAAGGTTTCATAGCATCTAATTGTTTATCATAAGCATCTGCTAATCCATCAATACCAGATACAAGTTGAGACAAAAATTCATTTGCTTCTTCTTGGCGTCTGGCATTTTCTCGATTTTCTTCTTCAGTTCCGGCTAATCCTTGAAGTGCGTCTAATTGTTCTCGAGCTAATTCCATTTGCTCTTCATTAGACGCACTATCAAGAGATATTTGAACTTGTGTTAAGGTTTCCCTCAATTTGGCAGAGTTCTCTGTACCACTTTTTTCTAAAGCAGTAATACTTTTATCGAGGTCATTTAAAGAGTCTTTTTGTTTTAACTCTTTATTTTGCTCTTGAATTGTAGCGGTCAATTGCTCTAATGAGCGACCTAGATCTTCTGCCATATTGGTTATCCACGCTTATTACGTTGTTTTATTCTTTCATTTTCTTCTTCAATAAACTGATTAAGTAACATAACGTAAATTTCTCTCTCCCACGGCATCATCGAGTCGAGCTCGGTTAGAGAATACTTATGGTGTTGCATTAAAGCAAAATTAGTCTTATAATAATTCTCTAATGAGTCATGTGAGAGAGCCACTAGAAAAAATTTGAAAGACCCTCCAGGATCTGACTATTTTCAGTCTTGCAACTTGCACAATTAAATTTCACTTCATGTTTTAGTCTTGGCATATCTTCAAAATATCCGGAAATCATTTTGAATTGAGATGATGTCAAGGAATCTAAAAAGTTAATTACATCTTCAGCTTTTTCATCGTCAGTAGAGTAAACATCGTTTTCGTCGTAAATGGATTCAATAGCACTTGCTACTGCGGCCATAGTTATTTCAGAATCTGATCCACCCTGTTTACCAAGTTGCTTTTGAATCCCTTTTACTGTTGGATATTTAAGTACCACACCAACCTTATCGGTCAAAGCAACCTTAGCGCTTTTCTTTACTTCACCTTGAACTTCAATGTCATCAAGGTTAATTTCTACTTCGTTTTTATGTTTACATTCAGAACATTTTAAATTAACCTTAGTAGTTTCACCGACAGATTTGCCGCGGATCTTAAGGAAGACATATTCTAAATCAAACATAGCAAGAGTATCAACTTGAATCTTGCCTTCTGTACAACCAGCAATTACATCGCGCAAAGCACGAATCATTTGTTGCTGATCTTTTGTTTCCATAGCCATCATGAGGATTTTTTCTTCCTTCACAAGGTATGGTCTATATTCCACTACTTCACCATTGCTCGGAATTCTAAGCTCATATTTTGGTGAATCAATTCTTGGTAAAGCCATTATATACTCCTATAATATTATCCAAATAGTCCGCGTACACCGGACGAAATTCTACTAGTCACTGATGTAATACCACCCGCGATTTTACCCGTAATTTGCGCAATCGGATCATTAATTGCTCCAGCAATCGCGCCTGTTATACTTCCTGTCACATTATTTATTACACCATTAATACCACCAGCAAGGGTTCCAACAATTTGATTAAATCCTCCATAAACTGTACTTGTTACAGAATTAATTGAATTAGTAATTGGTCTAGTGACTGACGTAATTGTTTCTTTAATTCCACCTCTAATGTTATTTACAATAGAATCTAGAGCATTATCTAAAGATCCTTTCATTGCCAACTTCAAATCATTTAAAGTAGATATTTGTAATTGAATAGGAATATCACCAAAAGGATTGAACGCAAAGTTAGTCATTCCAAGTCCTGGAATTTGCAGGGCGTTATTAAAGTCAGCAATTGAAGATACAAATCCGAAATTATTTGATTTTGTAGTATAATTGTCATATGTTACAGTTACTGTTAATTTCATTAACTCGTTTTCAGAAGAATTGCTCAATGGGATTGAATTGATTGTAATAGGGAATGCATTTTGCAATGTTGTTTGATAAACAGTATCTGCGTTTAAATCTAATACGGAAATTACAATATCATGAGCATAATCTTTTTTATACTGAACTTTACCAGTTGTATCATCGACTACTGAACGCGTCCATTGGTCCCAAACATTTTTAATATAAAAATCATTAGTTACATAAAACGTTAATTCAACATCATCATTAATAAATGAATATGGTCTTTTAGTTGCCTGACGAGTAGTCCCATGCTCAAACGTGGAAATTGACCGACCAGGTAAAGTAGCAGATTCGCATAAAGCGTTAATAATAAGAGGATCTACTTTATTAGTCCCATTTAATGAAGCAGGTCCATTAAATGTCACAGCAAAATAATTAGTTCGTGCGGCGCCATTTCTTGCTCCTATTGCTGCTGCTATTCCATCTACAGGATTTGCTAAAGACATATTAACCTCTTATACTTCCGCGGGAATCTTTCCATACCGCTGTTTTTGTAGATTTTCTAAATTGCTCTGTTGGTAGAAATAAAGCCATTTCCCACGCAGGGGCATCAACCATCGCAACACGACCTTCAATTTGAGAATAGAGATAATGTTTGAAACATGGTTTGAAAAGTCTTAGCTTTGATGATGATTTCAATAAGTCATATCTTAATTTGAATCGAGTTGATTCGTCGTATTTTCTATTGTTAGTTAAATCGACTAATTGATCGAATAATTTTGCTCTTAAAGCTAATGGAAGATAATGGAGATTTAATCCATAGAAACCACCAGGAACTGGTTCAACCATAATGGTTAATGGGAACACATCGTAGTATGGTAATGTTTCTCTATGCTTTGGATCATAGAAGTACATGTACATAGATCCAATTCGAGCTTTATTTCTTTTTTCAAGAGATGGATCTTTAAGTAGAGATCTTCTATTTACTTTTATATTTTTCACCTCATTACGAAACCACTGGCGTGATTGATCGGTGCGAGGTGTAACACCAGCACGAAAAGCTTTTGCAGCGAGGTCTGTAAAAAATGAATCTGCCATAATACTATTTATACTAGCCAGTAAGAAGTTTCATTCCTAATTGTTTCATAGTATCTTCAGTCCAAATTTCAAAGTGATATCCTCTGTTTTTAGCGTATTTAGTTGCTGCTTTCCATTTAGCTTCATTTTTTACGTATGTCATAACCTCATTAATATATTTTTTAGTTTGTCTGGAAGGTTTTTTTGGAGGGACAGTTTGTTTCTTTGGTTTAATTTCAACCAAAACAATTCTGCCATTTGAAAATTTTATTTTTAGATCTACAAAATATCTATGAGCTCTTTTATCCGTTGGGCAAACATATGGCACTATTGTTTCTTCTGATGACCACCCTATGACGTCATCTCTTTCTTCGCACCAACGAAAAGCTTGCCTTTCCCAAAGAGAACGATATGTAACATTCTTTGGGTCACCCATATATTTTTCGGGTTTTTTAATTCTATATTTGCCTTTGTAAGTCTTTGTCATTTGCCTTATAAATAATCATAACTACTCTTAACATATTTATTAGGATAAACGAATGGCTAATTACACGTATCCTTCGAACTTATCAGATTCAGGATCAAATTATTTACAGCTAACGGCTATTGATAAAGATGGAGATTCCTTAGGTTCTATCTCTCTTTATTCGCCGCCAAATATTGGATTTTCTGACGGGGCAGGGTTTTCTACGTTTGACATGGGGCCCATCGGAAATCAAATTGCTAATAATATTTCTGGTGGATTAAATTCAGATTCAATTAGAACAACACTAGAAGATATGACTAGCATCGCAAATCAAAATACTGACTTAAGAACTATTATGGCGGGTAAGATGATTCAAAGCGCTGGTATGGTTCCAGGTGCTGATAGAGTTTCCGATATATACCAAAAGTCAAAATCAATTGCAATAAATCCTAATACTGTTACATCATTTCAAAATATGAATATTAGAAGTTTTGTATTTAATTTTAAATTAGTCGCAGAATCTCAAGAAGAATCTATTACTATTAAACAAATGCAAAATTTTATTAGAACATATATGTATGCTGCTTCTACTTCAAATGGTTATATACTTTCGTATCCAGCTAAATGGAAAATAAAATTTGTTTTAGGAGGATCTACTAGACGCAATCCATTCTTACCTCAAATATACGAATCTTATTTAACTAATTTTCAAACAACATATAATTCTTCTAGTCATTTAACTTTTGCTGATGGGGCTCCAACTGAGGTTGATGTTTCTATGACTTTCCAAGAAACAAGAGTATTAACTCAAAATGATATTGCGGGGCTATTATAATGCCACACTTTTTTAAAAATTTCCCATTAACAGGTTATAAGTTTAAAAAAAATTCTGATACAACTACATTAATTGTAGATATATTTCGTCATGTAAGCGCTTATAATACAGTTGATGACGCAAATGCATACCAATATTATACAATTTTAGAAGGTGAAAGACCTGATCAAGTTTCTCAAAAATTATATGATAGCGATCAATATTTTTGGACTTTCTTTTTACTAAATGAGCATCTTGCCGAAGGCCATAACTATTGGCCAAAAGAATATAACGTTTTGCAGGATTATATTTCTTTAAAATATCCTGATAAAGTTATTTCCTCTATGCGCAATTCTGGTTATAACTCCGGAGAAAATCATTTATTATTAGATGTTTTTGAAGTTGGCGAAACTGTTCTTGGTGATGTGACTGGATCTACGGCAGTTATTAAAGAGATAGATAGTACAAGAAATTTAATGATTGTTACTGATGTAGATGGAACTTTTGCTAGTGACACTACTTTAACTGGCCAATCTAGTTCAGATACATTAGTAAATACAGATGTTTATAGATTTACTTTAGAAGAAGAGCATAATGCTCCTCATCATTATGAAAATTCTGATGGGCAAGAAATTCCTAGAATTATATTTTCTGAAGATGAAACTTCTGTTTTTGAAGTAACTAATAGAGAATATGAAGAAAATAAAAATGACGAACGTATGTTTATTAGAGTACTTCGTCGCGAGTTTATTGCCGATTTTGCTCAAGCATATAAAAAGTTAATTAATCAATGAAGCAAGCTAATTTACATCTAACTGATTTGACTACTCCAGGTAATCCTGGTGCTTTTCAAATGACGATAGTAATACATTCGTCAAATGGAAAAACAATGGATATTACTCAGCTAGTAGATACATTTGAAGTGACTGAGTCGATTTTTCAACAAGCCATGATAGCTGAAATATCTATTGCTGATGGTACCAATTTATTTGAAGAGTTAAATATTACTGGAAACGAAAAAATTCAAGTTGGATTGAGAAAACAATTAGAAATAAGTTCTCCTTATACTCAACTTCAATCTGATTGGTATATTCTTGATATTCCTCTTTATGCTAGACCAAAGCCAGATATTCAAGCGTATAAAATTAGATGCGTATCTGCATTTGGTCTTGTTTCTAAAATGAGAAGAGTAGAGCATATCTTAAAAGGAACCGCATCAGATATTATTAAAAGATTATATGAAGAAATCGGCATTCCTTCAACAGAAACTCAATTACAGGATTATCACAGTTATTTAAATTCTGGTGATGTAAGAAAACTTTTAGTTGGTGACGTAAACACTGTTGGAACTATGTCTTATGTTCCAACTAAGCCAACATATTCAGATGCAATTCAACAAATGTTATCTAAGACAGCAGCTGCTAATGGATCTCCATTTTTTGCGTATGAAACATTTATAAATGGTCAACATATATTAAATTCATATAATAATATGATTACTACTCCTCAAATAGATAATTATGTTCAAGGGTATTTCTATAACCAAGATGCTTTGAGCGAAGATTCTTTTGAAGAAAAAAGAAAACGTATTTTAGAAATATCTTCTAATATTGGATTCTCTCCTTATAAGGGTTTTAGAGATGGGTCCTATGTAACACGTACGCACAGTGTTGATTGGGCAACAAAGCAATATCAAATACAAGACTTTAATGCATTTAGAGATTTAGATAAAAATACTAGGATGGCACCAGATCTTGTGTTACACCCAGATTTTAGTGTTTCAGGTATTGATTACACAAATACTCCAGATAGCCATACATTGTTTTATTCTACAAATATTCAAGCTAGATCTGATAAAGGCGAAGTAAATATTCATGCGCATATGCCATATGTAGGCCCAAAGAGAAGATCTATTATTTCAAATTTATCTCAAATTGAGCATATAGTTACTTTACACGGAGATCCAAGATTAATTCCTGGTGTTCAAATAGGTCTAGTAATTCCAAAGGCTGGATTTGCTGAATCTACAGATCCTCAGGGTATAGATGAATTATTATCTGGCCGTTATTTAATTGTATCGTCTATTCATACATTTGATAATAATGGTTACAGAACAAAGCTAAAAGTAGTTAGAGATTCTATTGATAGAGGTGGATTGCCTTCTAGATCAATTGAAGGTTCTTCAGGAACTAGATATTTTGATGAAAGCTCAGAAACCATTCCTCAAATCACGAATGTTATTGGACAAGATCCTGAAGGTCCAGTTGGTGGATTAAATGGTGAAGCTACAGCTTCTACAATTGATATTGTTCCTGGTTATGATCTCGGAGAAGTTGATCCTGCATTAGCAGCGGCAGTAGCTAATTCTGCAACAATTGCTGGAGACATCGCGCAAAGACAATCTGATAATCCTGCTTCAGTTACTTCAGATCAAACTGGAGCGGCAGTTGGGCTTGAAGCTCAAACAGGAGATATTGATACCAACGAACCTCCATCAGTATCTGGTGTTCAATCTGGAACTATTGTTGATGAAGATGCTTCAGCTTCTATTACAAAAATTCTTGATGTTGGTCCTGGATATAATATCGTAAGACTTTCAAATGGAAAAGTCGTCAAAAGAGTTGGTGCAAGAAATTGGAGAAATAATAATCCAGGAAATATTAAAGAAGGTGGATATTCTAAGAGTAAAGGTTCACTCGGTGGAGATCCATCATTCGCAATATTCCCAAGTTATAGTGTAGGTCGACAAGCAAAATACGATTTAATTTTCTCCTCATCTTCTTATAAAGATCTAAAAATATCTGAAGCAATTACTAGATACGCACCAGCCGATGACGGAAATAATACACAATCATATGCAAGAACCGTTATTTCTGCAGCTGCTGTTCCATCAGAAAGAGGCGGGCCAGACGCAATTATGAAAGATACTATTGAATCAGAAAGAACTCGTATTCTTGATGCTATGGAAAAAGTTGAAGGATTTAAAGTTGGTACTGTGACAGAATTGACAGGATATGTATAATGACTAAAAATAATAGAGATGGATTTAGATCTACAGAATTTGTTTGGTTTACTGGTGTTGTAGAAGATAGACATGATCCATTATTACTTAATCGTGTTCGTATAAGAGCATTTGGTTATCATACAGAAAATAAAAATAGATTACCAACTGAAGAGCTCCCTTGGGCTTCAGTTCTTATGCCAACAACTTCATCGGGTACTTCTGGTGTTGGTGAGGGAACTCATGGATTAGTTGAAGGTTCATGGGTTATGGGATTTTTTAGAGATGGGCCAGATGCTCAAGACCCAGTTGTTATGGGAACTATTATGGGCGTGAATTCAACTGGTGCAGAACCTACAACTGGATTTAATGACCCATATGGAGTTTTTCCAAGAGAAGCTGGAACTGATGCTGGAGCTAGAGCTTTAGGATTAGATTATGATAGAGTAACTCCAGTTGGACCTCATGAACCACAAGATGCGTATGCATCAGAATATCCATATAATAAAGTTCGTCTTACAGAATCGGGCCATTTAATTGAATTTGATGATACACCCGGCGCCGAAAGAATTAATATTAAACACCGTACCGGCGCTTTTATTGAATTAAGACCTGACACTTCAATGCGTACTCGTTCAAAAGAACGATTCGATGCAATGAGTCAATGGATTGTAAATATTACTGGAGATGCTACTGTTTCAGTTGGTGGTAATATGTCAACAACAGTCCAAAAGAATGCTACTGTTTCAGTTGGTGGTAATTCATACGTAGATACTAAAGGGAATTTGACCTCAAGAGTTTCTGGTGCTCATTATTCTTATGTAGAAGGATCTACAGTTTTACAAACTCAAGGTAATATAAATGTAAAAACTACTGGTAGTTTAACTATTGATGCAGCAAGTAAAATTGATATGAGAACTGATGGGCCGTTTTCTATTACGGCACAATCAATGGCTATTGACGTTCAAGAAGACTTATCCATTGTTGGTACAAACATGATTACAGATATGGGTGCGACTATTGTAACGCAAGTTCCAACATTTTCTCAAATCACTGACGTTAGTAGAATTGATGCGACAGAATCTTTAGATTTACACACAGTAGCTCTTACAGCAATGGGTCAAGACACAATGGATTTTGGAACTACAGCTTTAAATATAAACGCTGTAGATACGGGTTATATGAATTTTGGTTCTTTGCTAGATATATCTTCTGGATCTGAAATGAATCTTGTTACTGCTACTATGCATCTTGACGCAGATTCTGAAATGAATATTGCTGGCGCAACGACTAATATGGGTTCGTCTGGAACAACAACAATTAAATCTAGCTTCTTAGATTTGAACCCTGGAGGAACAATGTCGCCATTCTCTCCTGATGGAGCTCCAGAATCTCCTGATGATCCATTAGTTCCTGCACCAACAGACCCAAATGCGTTACCTCAAATTGGATACGATAGATTAGAATCTGCGCCATTCAAAGTTGAAATTGACGAAGTTGATACTGATATATCGTTTCCAACTCCAAAATATACTGTTATTACACCAAAGGGTGTCGCGTCATATTCTCAACAAATAAGAAATTTACAATCCAAAGGTACATCTGGAATTTCTGGATGGAACGGCGCGAATGTTAGTGCTATAACTGATGGCAGTATTGAAGAAGCTGTTGATGGTAAAGTAATATATTCTGATGATACTGGGATGAACGTAGCATACGCTAATGCCAACGCAACTAGAAATAAAGTAATTGTTCCAGAACTTGAAAATATATTAATTCAAGCAGCAAAAAATACCGGTCTTTCAGTAAGAATATTCTCTGGCGGAATGACTCCATATCGTAGAGTTGGAACTGATAGACACTTAAATGGTTATGCAGCTGACGTTTGGTTATATAATTCAGAGGGAAAACAATTAACTGTTAATCATCAGGATTTTAGGGATTTTGCTCAAGCAGCTAAAAATGCCGGTGCTACTGGAATCGGGGCCGGTGTTGGTTATATGGCCGCAGTTGGTTTACATGTTGATATATCTGCTGGAAATACTATCCCGGCAGATTCAATTACATATTGGGGAGCTGGCGGACGAAAACCAAATGCCCCTCAATGGTTAATTAATGTAATGTCATAGGAGAAAAAGATGGCAGCAGTTATAATTGCATCTTCTGCTTCAAGTGCAGATCCATGCGGTGCACCACCTAGAATCCCATCAGCCACTAGTTCGGATGTAGCCGCTTGTGGAGAATTAGTTGTAAGACAAGGTGATGCTTATTTGCCTCACGCATGTCCAAATTCTCCGCCTCATGGTGCTACGGCCGCTTCTGGTTCTGGTACTGTTAGTGTAAATGGAAAGCCTCTTCACAGAGCAGGTGATGCAATTTCTTGTGGAAGTGTTGGAGCAAATGGTTGTGCTGACGTAAACGTTGGTGGATAAGGTATAAATAATACTATGAGTACAGAAATTCTATCAGATCAAAATTTAGCTAAAGTTTCAGCGAAAGTTGTAGCCCGCGCAAAGCCATACACTGATTTAGATTTAAGATTTAAGACGCATCCTAATTTTGGAGATGTTGTTCCATTAAGAGACATTGCCGCAATAAAAAATTCTATTAAATCTATATTATTAACAAGTAAAGGTGAAAGACCTTTCCAACCAAAATTTGGAACTAATATTACAAGCTATCTTTTTGAACAACCAGATCCAATTACACTTTCTTTATTGGAAGACGAAATTGTAAGAGCTGTGACAAAATATGAACCTAGAGTTTCTATAACCGAAGTTAATGTTGAAGATAGAACTGATGAAAATGGATTATTCATTTCTGTATCTGTTATAGTATTAAACACTCAAGAAAATGTTGAAGTTGAATTATTTTTAGAGAGAACTCGATAAATGGCTACTAATATCAAAAATGTCACCGAATTAGATTTCGATCAGATTAAAACTAATCTAAAAGTATTTCTAAGTTCACAAGAAAAATTTAATGATTATGATTTTGATGGTGCTGGTCTGAATGTTCTTCTTGACATTCTTGCATATAATACACAATACAATGCTTTATTAGCACATATGAATACCAATGAATCTTTCTTAGATTCAGCTCAAATTAGAGCCAATGTTGTTTCTCATGCAAAAAGTATGGGTTATGTTCCAACATCTAATACTGCAGCAAGAGCTTATGTAGATGTTACAGTTACGGGAAATGCTACTTCTCCAGCCACTTTACAAATTCCAAAAGGAACAACATTTTCAGGTCAACAGGGCGCAAATCAACTTTCATTTGTAACTAATAATTCTTTTGAAGCAGATAAAGATATTAATAATCAATATAAACTTACTAATGTTGAATTATTAGAAGGAAAATTATCAACAGTTTCTTATAGAGTTGATAATGCAATTGAATTACAAAAATTCAAAGTCCCAGATTCAAATATTGATGTATCAACTATGATTGTTAGAGTTCGCGAATCTTTAACTTCTTCAGAATATCAAACTTACACAAAATATACAAATATTAATGAAGCAACGTCTGAATCAAGAATCTATTTTGTTCAAGAAAATTCGGATGGACAATACGAATTTCATTTTGGCGATGGTAAGTTAGGTGTATTACCATCAACCGGTCAAGTTGTAGATTTAACTTATCTTTCTACAAATGGAGCTGATGGAAATGGTGCTAGTTCATTTACTATAAATGGAGCAATTGGTGGGTTTACTTCTATTGCTGTAGCTAATAGCTCGGGATTTACTAGAACAGCAACTGGAACAAATAAAGAATCTATTGATTCTATTCGTTATAATGCTCCAAAACTATTTGCAGCTCAAAATAGAGCAGTTACTTCTTCAGATTATAGAGCTATTTTACTTTCAAATTATGAGTTTATTCAAGATATTTCAGTTTGGGGCGGTGAAGTAAACGATCCTCCAGTTTATGGTAAAGTATTTATTTCTATAAAACCAAAAGATGCAGATTTCTTGTCAACATCTACAAAAGCTGCTGTTGTTAGTTTTTTAAATACAAAAAATGTTGGCTCAATTACAACTGACATTCTTGATCCAGATTATACATTAATCACAATGGATGCCTTATTTAAGTATGATCCAAATTTGACGTCTAGAACTAAAACTCAATTAGAATCAGCAGTAAGAGAAACTATTTCAAACTATAACGATACTTATTTAGAAAAATTTGATGGAGTGCTTAGAAGCTCTCAGCTGCTTGCCGCTATTGATAATACTGATCAAGGTATTTTGAATTCGGTTATAAGACTTAAAATGCATAAACACGTAGAACCTATTGTTGGAACTCCTACAAGTTATGATTTGCGATTTTCTTCTACAATTTATGAATCTGATTCAGATGAAGAAGTGATTTCTACAAATATATTTATTATTAATGGAATAGAATGTAAAGGTGGCGATTTACCAATTCCTGGCGATTTTCCTAATCGAGAAGTTGTGATTCGCTCAGCCTCTACAAATGAAATTCTTTATAGAGATGCTGGAATCATTTATCCTAGATCTGGTAGAATTGTAATGAATGAATTAACAGTAGAATCTTCTAATACAATTTTAGTATTTTGTTCTCCTGATTCAAATGATATTGCGCCAAAATTTAATCAATTAGTAAAAATTGAATTAGATGAAACTCCTGGTGTTGAAGTCACTGGTGATGAAGATCTAATTGCAACACTTGGATCAACTGCCGCCTCCGAATATAAAACATTCCCAAGACATGGTAATGGAATATAATAAATGACTGATAGTTCTAATACAGAATCCTCAAGAGTAGATAGTCTTATTCCTCAGCAACTATTGAACGATGCTGAGGCTCTTGTAGAGTTTTTAAAAGAATATTATAAATTTTTAAATACTCAAGACACTGGTCCTTCTAATATAATTAATGCTAATTTATATAATCAGGACTTAGATAGAGTAGTAGATTCTTTTATAGAACTGGCCACAAAAGAACTTGGGGCTGGATTTGTTCGCAATTTTGCAGCAAATAAAAGATTATTATATAAACACATTCAAGAATTATATCAATCTAAAGGTTCTTTAGATTCTATAAAAACACTATTTAGAATTTTATTTGGCGTAGAAATAGAAATATCTTTACCTAAAGATCAAATTTTAGTTGCTTCTGATGGTAGGTGGAATCAGCAAAACGTAATATTTGTCGATGTTTCTATCGGTAATCCCTTTAATGCCGTAAACGAATTTATTTCTGTTGTTAATACAGATGGTTCTACTGTTGAATTAGAAATCCAACGCGTACGTAGAACTGGTGTTGGCAACATCTATGAAATTACGATTACAAAATCTTTCATTGGTATTATACGAGTAAATGCTACAATTACTGACGAAAAATTTACTGGAACATTAGTAAATGCATTAGGTCAATATACTATTGAATATGCCGGCCAAAATTTTGAAGTCGGGCAAATTTTAAATATTACAAATGGTCAGCAAGATTCTTCTGAAACAAAAGTAAAAGTTACTGAAGTAGATTCTAATGGTGGTATCCTTTCTTTTGAATTTTTAGAATTTGGTGTTGGTTATGCTGGAGATTTTGTTTCATACGTAATTCCAAGAGGATTCGACTCTAACTTTAGTACTGCTCTTGAAGATGCAGACTACGTTGGTAGAATATATGATAAAGCTAAAACTGTTGAAGGTGGTATGATCGAAATTGATCCATATTCACTTGGCTATTTTGGTGAAGAATATTTAACAGGTCAAAGAGTATTTGGATCTTATGGCTCAATTTATGCTTCTGATGAAGTTGATATTGAAGATATTGAAGATGGCAACCAAGAAGAAGCATTGGCTGGAGTTGAAGAAAACTTTCCAACAAGAGCTATTATTAGATTTACAAATTCGCCTCTTTCTAAATATGCTGGATTGTATTCTACAAATAATGGCTTCTTATCTGACGCTATTTACTTACAAGATAATAGATACTATCAAAAATTCTCATATGTTATTCGTTCTTCAGAGCAATATGATTCTTATAAAAATATTGTTCGTAAAACAGTACACCCAACTGGATTTGAATTCTTTGGCCAATATGAAATTAATAATGTATTTGATGTTTCATCAGCTCTTCAAGCTCTGGAAAGATTCTATCGTGAAAGACTGAATGACGCAGTTGATACATCAGATCTTGCTGCTAAACTTGTATCTAAACCAGTGGTTGATTCTGTATTCTTATCTGATGCTCAAGAATATATACTACAGAAAAACCTTGAAGATATTTCTAATACTGCAGACGATTATTCAAGCGAGTTTAGAAAAAATGTTTCAGATATTCAAACAACTTCAGATGAAATTGAAGATATCGCGTTTACTAAAGGATTGAGCGATACTGCAATTACTTCTGAACAAGTTCAAAGAGATTCATCTAAACTATTAGAAACAACTACTAATGCTATTGACGCTCCAGCAATTTCATTCTCGACATCATTTGCTGATTCGGTAAGTATTACAGATAGTACACAATTATTAAGTAATCCAACTCCTTTATCAGATGTTGAAGCGGTGTCTGATAATATTACAGATATAGCATTTAATAAGAATCCATCTGATACAGTCAATGCTTCAGATGTACTTACATTTGAGTCTGGAAGGACTCTAGAAGATAGTATAAATATTAGTGAAGCTGGTACAGCTGCACTTAACCCATACTCAACCGGATATTTTGCACAAGAATATACCGAAGGTATAACAACGTTCTAAAGGAGACTAAGAAATGAACACGAACGAAGTTTTACACCCAAAGGGTGAAGTTTCGATCCAAGTTTTTGACAAGGATGGAAAACTTAAAGAAAAACTACATATCCCTAACTTGGTTGTTCAATCAGGTAGAGATTTTATTGCATCACGCATGGAAGGCACAACTGATGCTGTAATGTCACATATGGCTGTTGGTACAGATAATACATCTGCAGCAAATGGAGATACAACTCTAGGTGCAGAAGTTGGCCGTGTGGCATTAGATTCAACTGGGGTTTCAAACAACATCGTTACTTATACTGCAACATTCCCTGCAGGTACTGGTACTGGCGCATTGACTGAAGCTGGTGTATTTAATGGTGCAGCTGCAGGCGATATGCTTTGCAGAACAACTTTTGCTGTAGTTAATAAAGCAGCAGCAGACTCAATGATTATCACTTGGGCAATTACAATTTCATAATTTGAGAGAAACTAAATGACTGCAGTCATCGCACAAACATTCCATACAAGTTTAGCTGAATCTGTTTATGAAGAAATTCAAAACAGAACTAGCTTATACCATTATTTTGCTGGTAAAATACTTGAATGGTCTGATGAAACATTACCACCGACGCCATTAACAAATGGATCGTATGAAAATGATGTAAGAAACAATATTGTTCTTACAAAACAAATTCAATTAAATGATGTTTCTCTTGCGGTAAGAAGAATCAATTGGGCTCTTAATACTGCATATGATATGTACGATGATGCTATTTCTGCAGATAATCCAGGAGTTACTGGAGCAGAAAGTTTAGGAGATGCAAATTTTTATGTTTTAAATTCAGAATATAGAATTTATAAATGCATCTTTAATAATAATGGCGAAGAATCGACAATAGAACCAACCGGGACTAGTACTTCTTATATTGAAACCGAAGACGGTTATGTTTGGAAGTTTATGGGAACTCTTCCCCTTAGTCTCCAAAATAAGTTTTTGACTTCTGCATTCATGCCCGTAACGAAGTCTGTGAAAAACCAGTATTATTCTGGTGGTTCTATTATTGGCTATAATATTTTAGATGGTGGTTCAGATTATGTAGATGGTGAAGCTTATGCTGTTGTAAATGGTGACGGTACTGGTGGATATTCAAATCAATTTGAAAACACTAGATATAATGTAACTGTTGATATTGGTCAAAATAATTACGGTTATAGCATAAATAAAATTTATTTTAATAATAATCTTGTTTCTTCAATTAATGTTTTTGAAGAAACAACTTATTTTTTTGATGTTTCAGATCCTTCTAATGCTGGTCATTTATTAAAATTTTCTGATACTGAAGATGGAACACACAGTGGTGGAACTGAAATAACAACTGGAGTTGTAAGAATTGGAACACCAGGACAAAATAACTCTGAAGTAAGATTAACTATTCCAGAAAGTAATTCGTACTCAGAAATTTATTATTATAATGAAACTACTTCTGGATCTGGTGGAAGAATTCACATTGCAGAAAATCTTCCACAATACCAACCACAAATAGATTTAATTATTGAAGCTGGTGTAATTACAGCATTGCGTATTTTGGATCCAGGATATGGATATACTGATGCGCAATTAGTTGTTGAAACTGGACCTAGTGATACTGGATCTGGAGCAAATATTACTCTTAATTTATCAAGCGGTGATCTAAATACTCAACAAGCAAATGTTGAGTTATTAGCAACTCCCGGCGCATTAAGTTGGATTAATATTGATAACGCTGGATCTGGATACACAAATCCAGTAATTTCAATTACTGGTGATGGTACTGGAGCACAAGCAGCTGCGACTGTAAATGCTAATGGAGAAATACAATCTATTTTAATTACAAATTATGGTTCTGGATATTCTTACGCTAATGTAGAAATAACTGGTGGAGCTGGTACAAGCGCAGTTCTTAGAGCTATTATCTCGCCAAAAGGTGGACATGGATCAAATATGCCTAATGAGTTATGCGCCAATATTGTTTCATTCTATGGTGCTTTTGAACAAGAAGAAATTGATGGATTTGAAATTTCTAATGATTACCGTCAAATTGGAATCATTAAAGATATTGCAGAATATGGCGAACTAATTAAGAGATATAATAATAATGTTGGAACATCATTATGGAAATTAGAAGGTATTATTGATCCAGCTAATTTTCCAATTGATTCAGAAATTTCTAATACATTTGCAACTAAAGTATTAAAAGTAGCTGCTGTCAAAACTGATGAAATGTTAGTTCAATCATTAAATGGAAGCGTTCCTACAGCTGCGGACACATACCAATTAAATGGAAATTCTTTCTCAGTAACATTAGTTATTAATCCAACAATCAACAAATTTTCAGGTGAAATGCTTTACATTGATAATAAGCTAGCATTTACTCCATCGGATGAGCAATTCGTTGTAGTTAGATCTTTTATCAGATTTTAACTTATAAATAATATTAATAGAAATTTAGCTAGAGTGCGATAAAAAATGACAATTAACTTTAATTCAGATCCGTACTATGATGATTATAGTGAGCTAAAAGACTTTTACAGAATTCTGTTTAGACCAGGATTTGCTGTACAAGCAAGAGAGCTTACACAAATTCAAACCATATTACAAAACCAAGTAAGTCGTATTGGTGACCATTTTTTCAAAAATGGTTCTCAAATTATTCCTGGATCGGTGAATGTTGATAATGAAGTCCATTTTGCTAAATTAAATACTACTCAAAATTCTATTGAAGTTAGTACTTATTTAACTCAATTTCAAAATAAAATTATTATTGGTGCAACATCAGGAGTTACAGCTGTTGTATTAGATTCCTCAGAATGTGGATGTGTCATTGACGATGCTATTCCAACTCTATATTTTAAATATGAATCAACAGCAGCTGATGGTGAAACAAAAAGATTTACTCCTGGAGAAGAATTAATTGCTTATGCTGTAGATAATACTGCTGCTAATAATTATAGACTTACTACTGATCAAGCTTCTGATTTAACTGTAACTATTTCTGCTCCAGTTGGAAATACAACTTATACTAATGACGCAGAAACTGATGTTATTGGTAAAGGTTTTGTCGTAGAAGTAAAAGAAGGCATTTATTATATCGATGGCCTTTTTGTTCGTAATGATGAGCTCCACCTTTATATTGGACGTTTTTCTAATAATCCCACAGCTCGTGTTGGATTTAAAGTAGTAGAAGAAGCAATTGTTCCAGAAGTAGATACAACTTTATTAGATCCTGCTCAAGGCTCATATAACTATACTGCTCCTGGTGCTCATAGATATAAAGTATCTTTAGAGCTCGCAGAGCTAACCGAAGAATCTAGCGGCTCAGATAACATTAAATTTATTGAACTTATTCGTATTAAAAACGGCGAAGTTCAACATAAAATTTCAAAAACACAATATGCAGAATTAGAAAAAACATTAGCGCGCCGCACACATGATTTAGCGGGTTCTTATGAAGTAAATAAATTTAAATTGTCAAAAAGAGAGCATTTAGATGATGGTTCTAATTTTGGCGTATATTCAGCTCCAGATGGAGATGTAGATAAACTTGCTGTAAGTGTAGATCCTGGTAAAGCGTATATAGAAGGTTACGAAGTTGAAGCAACTGCTGCAACGTTTTTAGATGTAAATAAATCACGTGGGGTAACTCACATTGATAGATTAGCAGATCAACCAATTGGAACTTCAATTGGTAATTATATTATTATTGATAATGTAAAGGGTGGATATGCCGACATTGAAAACTTTGAAACTGTAGATCTTGTTTCTAATTATACATCTCTAGGTTCTAACAATCTTTCAGCAACTGATACTCAAAAAGTTGGAACAGCTAGAGTAAAATCTTTTGAATGGCATTCTGGAGATTATGGATCTGAACCACAGTATAAGGTAGGCTTATTTGATATTCAATTAAGAGCCGGAAGATCGTTTACAGATGAAGTTAAAGGTATTCGCCGCCAAACAGCTGGATTAGGTGGAACAACTACTTTTGGTGGTAATATTGTTCCAGATCAAGATACAGGGTATATTACCGGCACTGCAACTAATGATCCTACATTTACTGGAAGTGGTACTACATCTATTTCTGGTACTGGTACACTTTTCTTAGGTGAAGTAGATATTGGCGATGTATTAGTTATTGATGGAGAAGTAGTAGGAACAGTATCAAATATTAATGCTAATAATGATATTCTTGTAAACAATCCATCTTCTAATGCGTTAGAAGGAAGAATTCAAGTATTAAAAGCAGTACTTAACGATTCTGAATATCCAAATTTATTATTCCCTGTTGGCTACCAGTTTGTTCAAACATTAAATGAAGAAGATGGTACAAGACAAGCTACTCTTAGCGTAAGAAGATCTATTACAGAAACTACAGACGGTGGTGGAACTTGGTCTCATACTCTTACTAATCCAAGTGAAACATATCTTTCAGATCAAAATTTGCAAAATTATTCTTTATTTAATGAAACTTCTGGTGCCGTTATTGATATTGACTCAGGAGATATTTCTTTTGATTCTGACGCAAATCGTAAAACTGTCTATATTTCTGGACTTTCAAACTCAACGGCGTATACATTAATTACAACTGTTAGGCAAACTGATACGCAAGGAGCCGAAAGAACTAAAACATTAACAGCTGGGTACGATCAAGAAATT